AAAATATCGCTTGTTTCTACCAACCCGGCTAATTTAAACGATAAGAACATTGTGTTTGATTCTGCAAATCAATTTGAAAAAATTGGAGAAATTGGCGGTGTTTCTTTGTTGGCAATGTCTAAACTTGCATTTGATACAGCAATTAATAAAGGCGTTGATGCCTATAAATATAACACGGGACTTGTTGCAGAAGCTAACAGAATTGTGTACGGAGATCCACGAGATAACACTACTTACCCGGGAGTTGCTGCGGCTGGTGCAGAAATTTTTATTAAAGCTCCACTTGTTAAAAGAATTGAAGTATCAATTAGTGTAAGAGTGAAAACCGGTATTCCGTTTACTACAATTGTTGAAGAGGTAAGAAATTCGGTAGCAGCGTTGATTAACTCAAATCCAGTAGGCCAGTCTATTCCTATTTCTAATGTCATAAGCACAGTAGGAGCAATTATCGGTGTTCAAGCAGTTGCAATAGGTTCTCCACAATACGATACGCAAAACGATGTAATCAGAGTAAATGCTGGTGAAAAATCTTTAATATTAGATATTATATCTGATATTACTGTTGCAAAAATTGAGTAAATATGGCCACGAAAGAAGACGAGTACAAGAAACTTAGGTCCTATTTAAACAAGTCGATCAGAGGAAAAAATACTGACGCAATCCTCAAATCCCTGGCTACAGGGCCTGTTCATTTAATCAATAATGTTGAAGCCGTTAATGATTCTCTTTATATTGTATCTGCAAAAGAAAATTTACTCGACCAAAGACTAGGGGATAAAGGGGTCGTAAGACCTCCTGAGGTCGGTTTGTCGGACGAGGTTTTTCGTGAGATTGGTATCGAAATAACGACCAGAAAGCAGGTAAGAGATTTAATTCACCAATTACTAAGAATTCTTTATGGCGAAATATTCACAAGAGCTACTTCTCCATCTTTTGAGTTTGAGCCTTATGCTTTAGAAAATGGAGATAATTTAATATTGCTATTTGATGATTCTGAACCTGTTGAGGTGACTTTTTCTTCAACTCAATTTCAAAACATTAACGCAGCTTCTGCTCAAGAAGTATCAGATGCTATTACTAAATCTATCAGAAAAGCAGGAAGAACTGGAGCAGCTTTTTTAAGAGAAGAAAACGGCAATAATAAAGTAGTTCTCATATCTTCTACAGACGGCCCTTCTTCTAGTGTAAGAGTTCTTGGAGGAAAGGCTCAAAATGTATTAAAATTTGATAAAATACGGCCAACCTCGGCTGATTCCACCACCCAATGGACTCTTGCACAAGAGGCCGGAGGGTCAATAAAAGCTACATGGACAGGAGGAGCAGATCCAGCTCTGGGAAGAGTAAAAGTAGGTGACTATGTCAATATCTATGGTTCTGCATTTGATCTAGTTAATAGAGGTACTTTTAACATAGTAGCAGCACAGGGCGGAAATATAGGAGAGGCCTATATTGAATATGAAAATCCGAATGGTATTCCTCAAACCACTTTGCAAGGCACTGCTGATGCTATTTTATTTTTTAATGCTCAAAAAAGAATTTTAACAACAAACGAAAGATATGCAGCGGCATTTCAAACTTCTCCAAGAACAATTGAAGTTTTTATGCCAGCTACTACAAAAATTGTAAGAAGAGATAGAAAAGGTGCTGCTCACATATATGGAGACAATACTCCTTCTTTGACTAATCAAAACGGCCCGTATGCATACGATATAACCGTAGGATATACAATAAGTGATAAAGCGGCACTTACTACGGAATCTTTAAATGTTAATAGTGATGCAATATTATTTGTTGATGATGCTTCTGATTTTCCTGATGATACAGGATATCTAATGATAGGACTTGGAACATCGCATCAAGAAGGTCCTGTTCCTTATATTTCCAGACCTTCTTCTCAGACTATAAGAATTAATCCTTCTTATAAATTTAAAAAAACACACCCAATTGGTACTGATATTGCTTTAGTTTCTAAACTTGCTCCTCCTTTCCCTAACAAGGATGGTACGGATTTACCATTTTTCTTGACGGATTCTATAGCAGGAAGAATATATGCTGAAAAACTTATTAAAGAAATTACAGCAACGGGTATTGTTGTCGTAATATATGTTTTATATCCGAATGATGTAGGATTGGGTAAATGGGGAGATTCTGTTAATTCAGAAAAATATTACATCTGGGGCACAGAGGAAGATTTATAATGGCTACTCAAAGAGTTATATCAGGCGCACACATCAATTTGCATATAAATGGAAAACCTTATAACGAGGTCCAACAATTAAGTTACACTATAGATTACGGCGAAGAACCTATCTACGGAATTGACTCTGTATTTCCTCAAGAAATAAAAATTACAAGAGTATCTATTCAAGGGAGTGTTTCTGGCATAAGGGTAGCCAATTCAAACGGCTTGCAAGGACAAAGCATTAGACCTAAGATTACAGATTCTATGTACGCTCCTTATGTATCAATTAGAATATCTGACAGAAGAACAGGCGAACAATTAATGTGGATCCCAAATGCTCAGGTTACAAATGAAAAAGTTGATGTTTCTGCTAAAGGAAATATGACTCTTAGTTTCAGTTTTATTGGACTTCAGGGACAACAGCCGCTGGACAGATAGTTAAAGAACAATACTTTTTTTAGCCTCAGTAGTTTCTTCACACGGTCTTTG